GTTTGATAGCAATTACGCGGTCAGTGGTTTTTACTATTTATTCAATGTTTATGTGTGGAGTGGCACAACCACATTACCAGCAACGCCCGTGGCAACCATTAACAGATTGCCCGACCAATTTGGTGGCGGAAGGGGATGGATAGACATTCACAAGATTGTAAGCCAATACATCAAACGCGATTATTTTCTCACGGGTACTTATAAGCCCAATATCGGTGAGGGTGCAATGCGAGTGGTGGTAACTTGCCAAGGATTTTATTCAAGTACATCAACGGCATTAATCACTTCTAACACGATATTAGCCACACAAGGGTACACATACACCCAAGACGGATTTAATGTCGGCTACGGGGCTAAATATGTGTATACGGACAAATCACAAGTGACATTAACAACCGACACACCCCAAGCGTATTTATGGTACGATGCAAGTGTCATTACATCCATCACTTGTGGGAGTGCGACAGTCACCCCGAATGCAATTACTACCTCATCGCAGTTGATCCAAGGAATTGAAATTAAACAATTGATGACGGCGGGTGGAGTATGGGGTACAAACGCAAATATCACATTTGTAAAAACGGGGGATGATGTGGTTATGCCCGTGGTATTTGATTGCCAAAACAAGTATGGTCAACAAGATGCGTTGTATCTAAATAAATATGGGGTTTATGATTCCTATTTGTTTAACGCATTGAGCCGTGACAATTACGGAATTGAAAAAGAAACATATTCACAACCGATATTCAAACAAGCGAGTTTAGGCCAGGATTGGAGTTATGGCGTAGGTATTACCACATCGTATTTGGTGAACTCAAAATTGACTATGATGGTAAACACGGATTGGATAGGCGAGGCGGACATTGATGCAATTGAACAAGTGTTTTATTCAAACAACATTTTAATGTTGGATGGTAACATCGTATTGGCTGCGAGGGTGGTTGATACGGCAATGGAAAAGAAAAAGCAAATCAACGAAAACTTGATTCAGTACACCATACAATTTGAATACAGTCAACCAAAGATTAACAAGATTGTACGATAATGGAGTTAAGATTTTCATTGACCATCGACAACGGGGTTGAAGATACCATCACCCCAATCATGACGGCGTTGGCAACCAGGGCGGTGAGTGGGTTTACAGAAGGCCAACAATGTTGTATTGAAAAATTAGAGGCATTGGGCGGGGCGTTCAACGAGTTGTTACCCGTTGATTTATTCCATGATGAAAGCGTTGAATTAAACCGCCAATTAAAAGACCTACAAGATTTATCCACCATTTGGACAGATTACACCCAATCGTTTCAAATCCCAGCATCGGACACAAACAACTTAATCTTTGCGGATTGGTTTGATGAGAATATCGTATTGGGAGGATGGAATCCAAACTTGGGAAAAGATGCCACACTTTACATTCACTCAATTCCCGTTTACAATGGGCGTGTTGAATTTATCGGGTGTAAGTACAAAGACGGAATACCACAGTTATACAACATCGTATTTTACGGAACTACCAAAAAGATATTGGACATTTGGGGTGAAACCTTGTTAAACGAACTGAATTGGAGTGCTTATAACCATACGGCAAACTACACAAACATTTTATCATCGTGGGATCAAGCGTTATTAAGTGGTGACATATTGTGGCCCATCGCAGATTACAACCAAGGTTGGAGATATTCAACAATGGCGGGAGTGAATGGAAACATACGCGACCAAAGGGGTATTGAGGTTGATGATTTACGACCTGCAATCCGATTAAACGCAATGTTGACAACGGCATTTTCCGCAGCGGGATATACATTGAGTGGTTCGTTTTTAGACCGACCCGAAATGGATGATGCGTATATCTTGCCAATGCAAACGGCGGGGCCATTATACGACCCAGAATATGTTGCAACGGGCAGATTTGAATCCAACATTGCAACAATGAATTACAACGCGGGTTCAATCTTTACATTGAGTTTTAAGCCCATGACATTCCCCGTGATAGTGAACAACCCATCGGGCAATTATAGTAACGCTACGGGCAAGTATACGGCCAATAGGGCGGGTAATTACACCTTTGAATTGGTGTATGATGTCATTACCGCCCCAGGTACACCACTACAAGCGTTCACATGGGTGTATTTGTTGAATGGTCGAAAGGTATCGCAGTCACAAACCTATTCAAGCACCACATTGCCATCCAATATATTCCGTACAAACTTTACAATGAAGACGGGTGACATCTTGCAAATTGGATATCAAGTAACGGGCAATTGGACGAGTGGACAAGTAACATGGCGATGCCCACTTGCACCACAAGGTATCAACGGAAACACGATTGATATGGGTGATGCGATGCCACAAACCAAAATTAAGGATTTTGTCAATGGGGTAATTAAAACATACAATTGCATTTTGATTCCAACAAGTGCAAACACGATTGAAATACACAATTTGCAAGATTGGTATAGTGCGGGAACGACAAAGAATTGGTCGGAATTTATCGATACAAAAGATATTGAGCATACCAAATTACCAATCCCAGGTGTTGTATCATTTACGCACAAGGAATCAGAGTGTTTGGCAAGTGAGTATTACAGAAACATCAATCGTAGGGAATACGGATCGGTTACATTTTCACCTGTAATTGATTACCCAACTGATGAATTTAAGTTGGAAACCCCATTTAATGTGATATGCCCCCAGGTGATGGATGAGGTAAACGCGAATGGTCAACGAGTAAGGGCAACGGAATTAAACATTCCCCGATTTATGGATAAAGATGATAAGGCCGTTCAACAAGATTTGACCTTGTTTTATTATGGCGGTAAGCAATCCATCAGCGATCCATATTATTTCAACAATGTAAACCAATATGTATTGCCATTAATGACATCGTATTCCGCGTATCCAACCCTTTCAACAAGTTATTCAATGGCGTTTGGGTTGGAGTATTCCATCCGTGGCGATGCCCCCAAGAACTCAATGTATTTGATGTATTGGAACGAATACCTATCCCGTATGTATTCAACACAATCAAGATTGGTTAAATTGGGTGCGTATATACCCGTGGGTGAATGGTTGAACTTTGAATTGAACGACACGATTGCCATAAGTGGTAATTACTACAAAGTGCAATCGGTCAAATATGATATGTTGACCCAATGGGCAAACCTTGAATTGATTACCTATCCCAATGTGAATATATTGGTATTTGCAACCACGGGTCAAAAACCAACTTACACGGAAGCAACGGCCAACGGACAAGGTAAAACATATATTAATGAATATGTAGTTGCCAAGGGTATCATGAATTCTTATCGTTTTGGAACACAAGATTATTTGAATAGTAACCAGGACACGACCTTCAACCAAAATAGTGTTAGTGACATCGCCCAACAAATTGACAACCTACAAGCGATTGTACAGTTCAACCAAATCACAATGTATCGCAGTTCAATAAGTGGACCATTGGCAACGGATTCAACAATATGGTTGAACATCCCAATGCAAAATACTGAAACAATTGGCTATGTACAAAACATCACGGCAACGATAGCACCATCCAAATACATTTGTACCGATGGAGGTCAATACAAGTTTACTGCGATGGTGGAGGTGGAACAATCGGGTAACAAGCATTCCACATTTGCAATTCTTGTTAACGGCATCCCCACAACGGGTTATGGAGGCCTTGCATCAGATTATGGCGTGGTAAATTTTAGTACCATTTTGGATTTAGCAACAACCGATGAAGTAACATTGGCATGGAAGCCACAAACGGGTGGAAGCCACACAATTTATGTAACCAACGCAAACTTCTTAATACTTAAAAAATGATATTACTCATTATAAAATTAGCACAAGTCCAAGAATGGTACGGGGTATCGGAGACGGTGGAAATTGCCAAAGGTAAAAACCAATATGCCCAAAGTTGGGGTCAAGTTAAAAATACATACATAAGAAAATACAAGTCATGGCGGAAGAAATAAACTACAATGTCAAAGTCAATACCAAGGGCGTTGATGATGCTTCAAAAAGCGTTGATTCATTTGGCAAAAAAGCCAAAAGTGCGTTGGGTGGGGCGGGTGAAACTGCAACCAATTTAGGAAGCAAATTTGATGCGTTACCAGGTTCGATTGGCGGTGTTGCATCCTCCATGAAAGGTTTGGGTCAATCAATGATGGCATTGGTGGCAAATCCCATTGGTGCGGTATTGGCAGCGTTGGCCGCGATATTTGGTACATTGTACAAAGCGTTGACATCCACCGAAGAAGGCATGGATGCGTTGAACAAAATTGTTGGCGTATTTGGTGGTATCATTCGCCCAGTGGTTAAGGTAGTTCAAGAGATGGCCGTTGTATTGGCAGATGGTTTGGGTACTGCGTTGGAATTCGTTGGTGGTTTATTTGGTGAAACGGCAAGTGAAGCGGGTAAGTTGGTAGCCATTCAAGACCAATTGGAGGACCAAGAATTGGCGTTAAACGAACTCCGTGCAAAACAAAACAAGGAATTGGCACAAGCCCGTGAATTGTTATCCGATACGAATGCGTCATTTGTGGATAGGAAGAAGGCGTTGGATCAAGTCAAAAAGAGTGAAACCGATTTAGCAACCAAGGAATTACAATTTGCCAAAAATAGATTGGCGGCGGCCAAAGAAGACCAACGATTGAATGGTCAAACCGAGGAAAGCAAAAAGGCAATTAGTGAAGCGGTTATTGGCGTGGCAAATGCCGAAACCGAATTGGCGGCCAAACGCAGATTGTTTAATCGTGAACAAAAGAAATTAGATGCCGAGGAAGAACAAGCAGCGAAAGAAAAAGCAGCGAGGGCAAAGGAATACAATGACAAACGCAAATCGGCACAAAAGGACATACGAAGTGCAGAGCAACAAAACTTGTTAGATGCCATTAAGGACGAAGAAGCCAAAGCCAAAAAACAAGCCCAATTAAATTTAGAGAATACCCAACGGGAAATCAAAGCGGGTGAATATACCGCAAAAGAAAAAGCCCGTTTATTGACCGCAGCACAAACCAAGTTCAATAATGACATTGTCAAGATTAATGAGGATGCAGAAAAGAAACGCCAAGACAAAGCCAAGGAAGACACGCAAAAGGCAAACGAGGAGAAATTGAAGGCGGTGGATGATGCGATAGCAGTTAAGCAATTAGAGGCCACTAAAACGATTGAAAACGAAAAGCAATTACAAGATACACTTGCCAATTTAGAATTGGAGAGGTTGCGTAACATGATTCAACAAAAAAAGGAATTGGGTCAAAACACAACCGATTTGGAATTGCAATTGGCAAACAAAGAATTGGACATCAAGCGTAATGCAACCAAACAATCAATCGAATTAAGCAAATCGGAAAAGGATGCCAAATTAGCCATATTGGATGCCACATCAAACGCGTTATCATCACTTACACAATTGGTTGGAGAACAAACCGCAATGGGTAAGTCATTGGCAGTAGCCCAAGCCATCATTGATACATACACGGGTGCAACCAAGGCGTTTGCACAAGGTGGGGTATTGGGTTACATCGGTGCGGCGGGAGTTGTTGCAGCGGGATTGGCGAATGTTCGTAAAATCGTATCAACACAAATTCCAGGTCAATCGGATTCGGGAGGAATGCCAAGTCAAGGGCCAAGTGTTTCAATCATCGGAGGAAGTGCAGACCCATCCGCCCAACTTGCACGACAATTTTCACAACAGAATCAAAAGCCCGTCAAGGCATACACAGTTGGAACGGACATGAGTTCACAACAAGCGTTAGATAGGCGTATACAAACAAATGCAACATTCCCAGGATAATTAGTTTTATAGGTAATATGAAAACATCATTCCATAAATTCATGGCATCAAATGCCGTTCAAGAAGTATCCAATGTGGAATTGGGTGCAGTTAAAGTTGATTTGGCGATGGATATCAATGCAATCATGAAAGCGGCAGACCAATTTATTTTTGAGGATATGAAAATTCAATCAAAAGCAATTGGGTTATTGAATGATGCACAAAAAGCGTTAAAAAGTGCGAATCAAGACCCAAAACCATTATTGGCAGAATTTGAAAACGCATTGAAGCAAATGCAAACTTTGGGTGTTGAACCACCAAAAGCGTTTGCTAATAGTTACGCATCATTTAAGAAAAATACAAACAATGAATCCAAAATCAAATCACAAGTATTGGCAAAATTGTTTGAAATCGACAAAATCTTTGGTGGTAGTGGAATATGAAAATCGTTGAATTGATATTGGATGACCAACAATTGGCAAGTGGCATTGATGCGATAAGCATCGTGGAAGCCCCCGCCATTGAATCCAATTTCATTGCATTGAAATCCCATGAAATAAAGTTCGCCCAGGTGGATGCCGAAAAACGCATCTTGATGGGGCCAGTATTAATTCCCGACAAACCCATTTACCGCAAACAAGTGATGAATGGAGAGATGCAAGAATTTTATGTGTACTTTTCAAAAGATACAGTCCGCAAAGCATCGCAAATGTTTTTGATGAAGGGCAAACAAGGCAACGCCACGATTGAACACGAATTGGCGGTTCAAGGTGTTTGCATGGTTGAAACTTGGATTAAGGAAGACATGGAAAAAGACAAGTCGGCCATCTATGGTATGAACGATCCGATTGGAACATGGATGGGTTGTTTGAAAGTAAGCAACGATGAAGTGTGGGCGGATGCCAAAGACGGCAAGTTCAAAGGATTCAGCATCGAGGGGTATTTTGCGGACAAGTCCATGCCATTGTCAAAGGTTGAAACCGATGAGGAAAAGTTAGCCAAGGTGATTGACATCCTTACCGAATTTCAAAAATCAAACAAAGTAAACAATTAAAGTATTTTAGATATGAACGCAACCGAAACATTAAACCGCGTATTAGCAACTTTGGGATTGAAGCCCGAGGAAGCAGTTGCGGTTGAGTTGGCACAAGTTAAGACCGAGGATGGTCAAGCCACATTTGAATCAGACAATTTCGCCGTTGGTGAAGCGGTATTTATCGTTACTCCCGATGGTAACATTCCATGCCCAGAGGGTGAATTTGCATTGGAAAACGGAAACACAATGACCGTGGATGCAAATGGTACAATCGTTGAAATCGCAACCAAGGAGGAAGAAGCCCCCGAGGAAGAACCAATGGTTGAGGAAGTTGTTGCAGAAGACCAACCAATGAAAGACCAAATCGCCGAAATGCCAATGGCAAAGAAGGTGGTTAAAAGCAAGACCGAAATGGAAGAATCTTATTTCAGCAAACAAATGTCCGAATTGGAAGCCAAGTTTGAAGCCCGTTTGAGTGCTTTGGAAATGGAAAAGATGCAATTGAGTGCCGAGAACAAGGAGTTGACCGAGAGATTGGCTACCGAACCCGCCCCTCACACTTTGCACAACCCAGAGGCAAACAACCCAAAGAAACTACAATTCCACATTGGCAATCGCCGTGAGGAAACAATCAAAGACCGAGTATTTAATCAACTTTTTAACTAACCACTACAATGAACAATAATTTGAACAAAATCAATTTGAGTGGCCCAACAGTTTCCCCCAATACCTACGCGGGTCTTTGGAGTGGCAAGTATGTGGCCGCCGCCCTTTTGTCGGGTGAAACCCTTGCAAAAGAACTTATCACATTGCACCCCAATGTTGCTTACAAAGAAGTGATCCGTAACTGGCAGAACAGCGTTTCTATCGATGCCGCTACTTGTGATTACACCGATTCTTCAAGCGTTACCTTGGGTGAATATGTATTGACAACAGTTGAAAAGCAAGTCAATTTGACTTTGTGTAAAAACAACTTGCGTACTACATGGGAATCAGCACAAGCGGGTTTCAGTGCATTCGAAAAATTACCTGCAACTTTTGAGGAATTCTTGTTGGCACAGGTTGCCGCCGAGGTTGCCCAAGGTGTTGAATTGGGTATTTGGAAGACAAACACTTTCTACACTGGTGGAATGGTGCAATACTTGATTGACAACTCATCTATCGTTCGTCCATTCAGTGGTGCAACAAGTGGATCAAATGTTGTTGCTCGTTTGCAAGAGGCGTTGGATTACTCACCCGCTGCATTGTATGGCAAAGAAGGTTACCAATACTATGTTGGTCCATCTACCATGAAGGCATACCAAGCGGCGTTATCTGCGGGTAACTACAACTTCCAATTCTATGTTGGTGAGAAGCCAATGAACTTCCAAGGTATTCCCGTAACTATGTGTCCTGGTCTTAACGACTACGATTGTGTATTGGGTCTTAAAAGTGATTTGCACTTTGGAACTGGTTTGTTGAGTGACTACAACGAGGTTAAGGTTATCGATATGAGTGATATCGATGGTTCGCAGAATGTTCGTACAATCATGCGTTTCACTGGTGGTATCATCGCAACCAACCCAACTCAACAAGTTGTAATTAATGTAACCTAATCCGATAAGGAAAATATAATCACGGGGTGGGCATAAACACCCACCCCTTTTTTTTAACCAAGATAATAGAAAAGATATGCCAAGTTGTGGAACTTTATTAGGAAGATACGAACCATGTAAGCAATATGTGGGTGGAATTAAGGCAGCGTATTTCGTGCCATTTGAATTTGCAAACCGCGTTACCAAGAACGGAACGGGTGTTGTGACTTTGATTGACAACGGAACAACTACAACGCCAATTTCAGCCCCATTTTGGGAATTGAAAGGTTTGTCAACCATCGAAACCACCATCACCGCATCACGCGATAATGGAACATCAATGTATGAAACCATCTTTACTTTGTCATTCAAGCCAAGTGGCCTTACCGCCGTTACGGGTGATGTTGACATGGATGCGATTCAGACATTGACAAAAGGAAGATGGCAAATCATTGTTTGGGATAGAAACGACCAATTTTGGTTGTTGGGTGAAACTTTGGGTTGTGATGCCAATGGCGGATCATCTTCATGGGGTGTACAAATGGGTGATGCTCGTTTGAATACCATCACTTTCTCAAGTCAAGAGAAATTGCCACCAGCAATCGTAGATGCCAATTCAGCGTCAAGCATTGCATTGGTGGTTACACCCGTGATGCCAGTTTAATCGTTTAATTATATTTCCATGTGAAGCCCTCGCCATTTGGTGGGGGTTTTTCATTTATAACAAAAAATGTATTTCGCGTTTTATAGGTATGCACATTAATAACTCATCTACAAGCATCTCATTCACATCATTTGTGGAGTTTACGGGTGTTTCGACAATTGAGGTATGGCATAAGCCCACCAAAACAATGGTAACGGCTACAAGTACACCAAGCAAGTTATATTCATTTTACACAATGGCATTGCCCGTGTTAACGGATATCAATGCGGTTGCCCAGAACACGGATGAGATATTATTTCGCGTGTTTAACAATGACCATTTGGTGTGGGAGTATTTGGGATATTGGATTACGGGTACTACAAACATCAACAACACTTGGAAACAATGGGATGCTACAACCCCCGTTGCACCTAATTGGATAACACTATGAGTTTAGAATTTATACAACTACAATCATACACCGCACCTTCAATCATTGAACAAAAGAACAAGGATTGGGTGCAATATGGCGATGATAACAATTATTATCAGTATTTGATTGACTTGTATCATGGTTCACCAACCAACAATGCGTGTATCAAAGGGATTGCCGACCAAATTTATGGCAAGGGATTAGAGGTGACAACAACATCGCGAGATTTACCAGGATACATTGAGTTCAAAAGGATGTTTGCGGCTGATGATTTACGGGCGGTAATTATGGATTTGAAGATGTTAGGCCAAGCATCGTTTCAACTTATCAAGTCAAAGGATAAGAAAAAGTATATTCAAGCCAAGCACTTTCCACAACAAACACTTCGCCCCGCCAAGTGCAACGATAAAGGCGAGATTGAAAAGTATTATTATTATCCCGATTGGGCCAATATTAAGCGTGGCACACAACCCACAGAGATACGGGCATGGGGTTACGACCAAAACGCAAACGAATGTATACTAACCATCAAACCATATTCAACGGGTTCGTTTTACTTCGCACCCGTGGACTACCAAGGCGGTACGCAATATGCAAACTTGGAAGCGGAGATATCGAATTTTCACATCAACAACATCATGAATGGTTTGGCACCAAGTATGTTGATAAACTTCAACAATGGGCAACCACCCGCCGAGGTTAAAGATACGGTTGAATCACAAATCAAATCTAAGTTTGGTGGATCGTCCAATGCAGGTCGTTTTATTATCAGTTGGAACGATGGCAAGGATTCAGCGGCGGATATTACACCAGTACAATTAAGCGATGCCCACAACCAATATCAATTCCTAAGTTCTGAATCAATGCAAAAGGTTATGGTATCACACCGCGTGGTATCGCCATTGTTATTGGGTATTAAAGACGGAACGGGATTTGGTAATAACGCTGATGAATTGAAGTCGGCATCTATCTTGTTTGACAATGTAGTTATTAGGCCTTTCCAACGATTGATTATTGATGCGGTTACAAAGGTATTAAACCACAACGGGTATAACCTTAATATGTATTTCAAGACCTTACAACCCCTTGAGTTTACGGATTTAACGGGCAATGTAATTGACGATGAAACACGCGAGGAAGAAACGGGCGTATCGTTGTCATTAAAAAAAAAGATTGATTTAGCGGACATGACCATCGCGGATGAAGATTCGTGGTTGGAACATTTGAAATCCCGTGGGGAAATAATTAACAATGAGGTATGGGAACTCATTGATGTAACGGAAGTTACGGATGCGGATGAGGAACTAAGATTTAACATGGCGTATGAAAACCCCAATAAAAAAAGTGGTGACGATAAAGGGGTTTACAAAATCCGTTATCGGTACGGCCCTCATATCGTGGCCGACAATTCAAGGCAGTTTTGTTCTACAATGGTTCAAGAATCCAAAGGGGGAGTAATTTATCGCCGTGAAGATATTTTGACAATGGGTGATGCGGGTGTGAACGGACAATTTGCACCAAGCGGACAAAGTTCATATTCCATTTGGAAATATAAGGGCGGTGTTAATTGCCACCACAGATGGGAACGATTGACATTCAGACGGAAACAAATTAAGGGTAAATTTTTACCCAAGCAACCAGGCGAAACGGGTGAGAATCGCGATTTAGAAAATTACAACGAAGTATCAAATAAGAGTGCCAACAATGCGGGTGTTCCATTTTCACCAAGTGGATGGGAAACGGCATCAACAAGGCCCATTGATATGCCAAACAAAGGTTCATTAAAAAACAAATAAGAGATGTACGCAAACGATGATGTATTATTAATTACCAAGGAGGACATATTCAAATACACCCAATTGAGTGGGAATTTTGATGTGGATAAAATAACCCCATTTATCAAGATAGCCCAGGATATCCAAGTTCAAGAATTGTGCGGTACGGTCTTGTATCGTAGGTTGTTGGATGATGTAAAGGCAAACACCTTGGCGGGGTATTACCTTTTGTTGGTGTCACACTATTTGCAACCTTTGTTGATCCATTACGCGATGAGTGATTTGTTGTTATTTCATGGCTACGAGGTAACCAATGGTGGTATCGTGCGTAACTCACCCGAGAATACACAGTTACCGAGCAAAGAAGAATTGGACACGATTGTGCAAAGGCAAAGAAACATTGCAGAAACTTATCGTAGGCGTTGCGTGGATTATTTATCCTTTTTCCCACAACGATATCCCGAATACACCGCCAACCAACAAGCGGGTGAATACCCAAATACAAACCCATCCAATTTTGTTACATGGAATTTGTAAAAAAGACATACAAACCCAAAGAGGAAAAGGTGAAGAAATTGACCACCTACATCACGCAGTTGAAAACTATCAATAATGTGAAGTGCGATTTGTTTATCAAAGGTGGTAAATTATTAACACTTATCATTTTTTTGACGGGGTGTTCTGCGGAATGGCACTTAAAAAAAGCCATCCAAAAGAATCCCGCCATGGCACAAACATCCACCCATACGATTGATACGCTATTTGTACGCGATTCTGTGACCATTACGGACACTTTTAACACAAAGTCAATTGATACCATCACTTTGGAAAAAGACGGCGTTAAAACAATTGTTTATCGTAACCACGATGTGATAAGAATTAAGACAGTTGTGAAGGCGGACACGATTAGATTCACCAAGACCATCCAATTACCCCCACGGGTTCAATACAAGGAACGCATCAAAGTTCCCCAGGTGGTGGGCATTGGATTGGCATTACTATTATTTGGATTATTATTATTTTTACTAATAACAAGAAAATGAGCAATTGGCAACAAAACTACAACAACACCACCGCCCCATCACAAGGGTGGAAAACCCCATCACGGAGTTCACCACAAGGAGGCGGAACACGGGCGTGTTTCTGCAAAGAAAAATTAACATATTCCAAAAAGTGTTGTGACGGATCGTTATGGGCGCAAGGAATTGGTAACATCACAAGAAACCCCTAACAAGTAACAATTTAATCGTTTTATATATATGAGTATCGCAGGATCAGCATTCACCGCAGGGTACACAGGTAGTGTAGCCGTTGCCAATACATCAGCCAAAACGGGTCGTTTCCGTGGATTTTTCGTTAATTCAAATGCCGTTGTATCGGCTTGTTTGGATAAGGACGGAAATTCATTGATGACCATTATGGGATTGACAAGCACAACATTGTTGCCAGGTCCATTCCATTGTGTTGCTGATGGCAATTACATTTCATCAATTACCTTGACATCGGGTTCAATCGTACTTTACAACGAATAATGTTTGTTGGGTTAGCCATTGGAGTAACTCCGTTTACCCAAGCGGGTGGGGCGGTATTGGCGTTGGAATATACCAATAGGGTAACTGCGGATGGTGGTTATTACGAAGGTGTGGACTGCATGATTTTCAAATTGGATAATTTAGATTCACAAGAATGAGTACATTATTAGAACAAGCGAGTTTGGTAATGATACCAAGCGGATATAAAGAGGATGTTGTTTATTCTCAAATTCCCACAAGCGGTGCGGGTGATTTGTCATTCACCCGAGCATCCAACGGAACCCGAATAAATAGTTCGGGGTTGGTGGAGGTTTGCCCGTGGAATTTGCAAACATATTCAGAGGATTTTACCAATGGAAAATACATTCTTAATCAAGCAAGTATTTCATCGAATGCTACAACCGCACCAAATGGAACTGCAACCGCAGACAAGTTAGTTGAAAACACCGCAAACGACCAACACTTTGTATATTTTACCGCACAACAAACCGCATACAATGAAACAAGAATAAGTGTTTATGCAAAAGCGGGAGGTCGTACAAATTTGTTGATGTGGGAAAGTGCAATAACAAACGCACAATGTTTGTTTAATTTGTCGACGGGTGTTGTAACTTCAA